GAGATGATGGCGGTGTTGGGGGCACAAATGTCTTCAAGACGTGGCTTCCACTGGAGATACACTTTGGGGTAATTCTCTTTAACCCATGCGAGGTCACCCGCTTCGGCGTGTTGAACGATTGCACCATACGTTGCTTGAGCTTTAGCCTTTTTGTCGTCGGGACTGTCGCTAATATTGCCGTACTCGCTGAAGTCTCCGTCTTTCTTGCAGTACTCGGCAGCTTGAGCTGCAGTGCCTCGACGAACAGCGACATAGGCGCCTGGAATGAGCTTGCAGACTTGCTTGTGAGTTCTTGCCGCGTCGTACTCGACATACCCTTGGAGATGTGGCGTTCCTTGATCACCGGACTCTTTCCCGAAAACCAGGTAGCGTACTGCATCAACGAGGAAGTGCGTCTCGAGGATTTCGATGTCTGCTTCATTGAAGTTGTTGATCGTGAAGACCCACGTTCTTGAACGTTTGGCGTAGTCCATAGATTGGAGAATGAGAGACCTAAAGGGGGCCGCGAAGCGGCATGGCTGGCACAGCCATTATATTACCCCTTTAGGTCTAAGTGTCTGTGTCAATCCCTACCCCTAGGGAACAACTGAACTTATGACCTTTCCCAACTTCAACTGCAAGTTCAAGTTGCTACCATGAGTGATGGTCACGAATGTTTTAGATTTTGGGCTTGTCAGTTCTCAATTAGCGCCGTCGTAGACAAGTGGTTGAGAAGAAAGTATGGCATATGCCCGCAAAGCTACTGGTGGACGTCGACGACCTGCGCGACGCCGCCTTACTCGGGTTGGCCGTAGTTACACTGCTCGTGCTGCTTACAGTCGTACTCCTCGTAAGCGTCGTGTGGCTCGGCGTACCACCGTGAAACGTGGCACCCCGTTCAATGCTTATGCGCTTGCGCACGTTGATCCATTTGATGATCGTTGTCGCGGCATCAAGATTCCTGATGCTAACACCATGCCGTCTGTTGGACTGTGTATCAGTCAAGAGACGACAATGGCTGTTACATCTACGAATGCCAACGCGCATGCGTTCATTCCTTCTCCTGGTGTTTTTGAAGTGACTGCTGCACGAAAAACAGAAGGAACTAATTCTTGGGGCTGGGGGTTTTCAACCACCAGTCTTGACTTGTTAGCGACCAGTCAAAATCAGTCCAGTAAGTATGCAGCTATTACAGCTGGGTACGATCTGGTCCGAACTGTCGCACATGGCGTTCGGATTAGTTGTGGTTTATCACCACAAACTGTTACGGGATTTGCGCATATTGCGATTTCTTCCCGTCCGACTCTCTCCAACTTTACGGACGATTGGTGGCCGAAAAATGTTGCTGAGATGTCTGAGTCGACTTGGTATAAGCGTGTGCCTTTGGCTACGCTTACCCAACGTCCTCTTACTGTTGTGAACAAGATATTGGATACTACAGCTACCACTTACCAGTCCCCACGTCGTGCCTTCACGAATGAAGGGTCTGGTGCTACTGAAGTAGCCAGTTCGATGTCCGCTACAAATGCTTCATTTGATCGCGATTCGTTGAACGGATTCGCAACAATTGTGATTGCCGTTGAAGGTGCTCCTTCCGGCTCATCTCCATTGGTTGTTGAAACTATCATGCATCTGGAAGCTCTTCCACGTGCTGTTGGTCTTCAAAGCGGTTCGCTCGCTGCTCCATCCCGTCCAGATGTTCTGGCTGGTGTGAGCCATATGGCTTCTACTACTCCTGCTGAGCATTTTGAAGGCGAAGAAGCCAGTGCGATTGGTCGCGCTGCTTCTGCCTTTGCTGCTGGAGCTTCTGCTGCTGCTGGAGGTATAGTTGAAACAGTTATTGACGCAGCCGGCCGTGTCGGGTACGCTGCCACTGAGCATGCATTCCGCCGTGCGGTCGGTGCTGCTAGTGGTTACGTGCCTGGTGTTGGTCGTGCTGATCGTCTCTTATCTTAATTGTACCAGGAAGTTAGTAGCACTGCCGATGACTTCATGGATGTCGAGTTGGACGACATAGTCTCCAATGTTCCTGAAGATCGACTTACTATTTATGACCCCGCCGCCCATATGCGTGATCTTCGCATTGAGCGTGTCGGTTATGGTCTTTCTGCGAAGAGTTCTTTGGATCGACGTCGCAGACCTGATGATTGGCTGACTTATACAGCCGATATGAGACGTTCGTTTTATCGTGAGAGAAAAGCGAAACGTACTGAATTGATTGCGCGTGGTAGAGCTGTGCTTACCATTGAAGACGCAGGTCGATTCCCCAGTGATGACGATTACGCAGACGCTGGGTATGAAGCAGAAATGCGTGATTATCGAGTTACCGAGCATAAGAAACGTCAAGCTATTCCTGCTATTCATGAAGACGATATCAGAGATAGCATTCGCCATACGATTGATACTGGGGCTGTTGCACCAGGATATATTGTACCGGGAATGATGTATATTGAGGAGTAGATACATGCGTAAGGTTTTAATCCTAAGTAAAGGTTTCCTTACAAAAAGTCCATGTCTTCATCGCTGTCGGAGTCGGTCGTTAGATCGATGATTTCAGCGACTTCATCGTCCGTGAGGTTGATGATTGGCTCGTCGTCCGTGAGGTCGATGATGGCTTCCGCGGTCGAGAACAACTCTGTGTAGTGGTCGGAGATGTGCGGGAAGTCGTGGTAGATACGCTCCACGACTGCAAGGTTACGAGCTGCATGTTCGCGTGAGCGTTGAAGCATGATCGTAAGTCTTGTGTTCTGGCGATACTCGTACTGGAACGCGGTGTACACGATTCGGAGCTCGTCTCTGATGGTGTTCGCGCGGTTCTGTTGTTGCTCGAGTTCCGCTTGATGATTGCCGTTGAGCCACTCTCCGAGTGTGTCTTCTAAGGCAGTACGGCCCCCACGTACACGCGGTTGCGGTGGCGCAGTCGGTGCCATAGTCCCCGCTTGATCGATGGGTTGGCCGGTCTCTTCCTCAGGATGAACGCGAAGAGCAGAGCGCAGATCAGCGCTGTTGCGATGGTTGCTTCCATTCATGAGGCTTGGTGATGACTTGTTGTTGCTGAGGCAGATTGGAGAATGAGAGACTGGAGAGTCGATCGGCTTCGACTCGTCCTCGGAAACATATGTCATCTTTCTATGGAATTCTTCCATGTTCTGGGAGGTCATCCCTCCCATATCTTCTATAAATTATGGTATAGATTATCTAAGCTTAAACCCTTTCATATAGGAATTTGTATTGACCGTATACCATAGTGAAGTTAGTATTAAATGTCCGGTTTATCCGGATCCGGATACAATGTTATGCGGATATACGTATATATACGTATACTGATAATATCAGACTCAGATCTGATACTGGTTGGACTAGCGCAGGTATTGGCCACCGCGCACGCAGTCCAGATCTTAATTTTGAAAAAAAAAATACTGTTTGCATGTAAGAGTATTGATTAAGCATATACCCCCGAGGGAGCGAAGCGAGCGCTGGAACTAGGATTTATCTTAAACCCCCCGCCGTGGCAGGCCGCTGCGAGCGAAGCGAGGTCGGCTGGGAACGGAGGGTCCCGCCGAAGCGAAGCGGAGGGGGGGTTACATGGCAGCTCCTAGCGACATGAAGTGTGTCACTTTGAACCGACGCTTCAGCGGTAGGTGATCTTCTTTTGCTGGAAAGCATTCTTCAATCGTATAGTTCGAAAGAACGATGATCTTCTTAGGACGGATCTTCTTCAGCGACCCGCCCTTGATTTGCCCAGTGAACGGGTAACGGTCGGCCCAGATCTTGAGCTGGGACCCGGTGCACTCGTTCTTGGGCGACCACTCTTCTATAGCCACGACTTCTTCGTGCTTGTAGCCACACCACCACTTGTTGAGTTCCTTTTGGAAGTGTACTGGGTAGCGCTCCCACAGAGCTTTTGACTTCCCGGTTCCAGTTGGCCCGACCCACCACTCGTTGTCTAGCTCCCCGGAGATGATGGCGGTGTTGGGGGCACAAATGTCTTCAAGACGTGGCTTCCACTGGAGATACACTTTGGGGTAATTCTCTTTAACCCATGCGAGGTCACCCGCTTCGGCGTGTTGAACGATTG